CTTATGCAGTGGCAGTTATCGACTGCTGTGCAGCGTGTGGCTGAAGGTGACTATACGGCTATGTCGCGCACGTCCCGCATTAGTGGGTGGTCTGAACGGCAGATGGACAAGTTCTTCAAGATGAACTTAATGACGCCAGTTAACCAGCTTATGAAAGACACGGCTGTTCGGTTTAACAATCATGCAATCATTGAAGATGCGTTCAAGGCAAAGCGCTCGTCTAAAGCACAGGCGCGACTGGCGCGGCTAGGCTTCTCGCCTAAAGACATTGAGAACCTTCGCAAGTTCCCGCACTCTAAAAGCCAGAACGGTGTCTACTGGCCGGAGTATGAGAAGTGGACGGGCGCAGAAGGCGGCGCTTTGTTCGAAAAGCTGCGCGATGCGGCCTATGCCGAGGCGACAAACATCGTTGTTACACCAGGCCCTTTGAACCGATGGCAGATCAGTGAAGGCATTATCCCCTCTCGCAGTAAGCTGGCCGATGCACGGGTTGAACTGCAAAGGCTTATTGATTTAGAGGACGCTTCTCGCGAGTTGTTGCAAGGGCACATGCGAGACGCACGGGCTGCTGGCAACTTCCATGATCCGACAGTTACGAGAGAGCGCAATGCGCTGCGTGAGGCGCTTCAGGAGCGGTCAAGCGAACGTCGCATGGCCCATTCAGCGTTGGGCAAGGACAGCCGCATACAGACGCCCGCTACGATCCTTCTGTCCATGTCTACGATGCTGTTGTCGTTCCCGATTGCGTCCATGACAAAGATCACACACGCACTTGGGTCGGGTGCCAGCGGGTATCCGGTGCAGGGCGTGGCTGCATTCATGCTGATGGGCATGATTGTGGACTATCTGAAGACGCCGGATTGGGCGTGGGACGAAAAGGAACCGGCAGAAAAGCTGGTCCGCTCTATGGAAATCTCTGGCTTGATGGGGATGTTTGAGCAGACGCACGGCATTGTCGATAAGATGGGCTTTGGTATGCGAAGCGCGCTTGGCCTTGATATTCCTTTCGTTGAGGAAGGGAACGAGGGGGCTGAGATTGCCCAAGATATCGCGGGCGTTGGCTGGTCACTCGGCTATGATCTCGTGGACAAGCTGACAGATGGCGATGCAACGACTTACGAGCAGGCGCGGGCGATCCAGCGTGTGATCCCGTTGACGGGTATGATCTGGTGGCGTGATACGTTGCGAGATGTTACTTGGTCGCTAACAAACGATAACGGAGAATAATCATGTTTGTAAATGATGTGACGCCAAGGATTACCTACACTGCGACGGCGGCGCAGACGTTGTTTGCTGTCCCGTTTGAGTTTCTTCTTGATGCTGATTTGACTGTTTTGCTGAATGGAACGACAGCGACCCTGGCGGCTTCACCAACATTAGTTACAGAATACTCAGTTGTCGGTGCAGGTGTCGAAGGTGGTGGCTCTGTTAATCTTGGGGCTGGCGCATCTAGTGGTGATGAGGTCACAATTTTTCGTGCCATGCCTTTTGAGCTTCAGACTGTATTCCCTCTTGGTGGCCCTTTTTTGGTCACGGCACTAAACGACGAGCTTGCCCGGTACATGCTGTTAATGAAGCAGCTTGATGACTCTTCTGATCGGGCTCTCCGGACGCCTCTTTCAGATGAGGCGGGTGAATTGTTGTTGCCTCCTAGCGCCCTTCGGGCGGGCAAGCTGTTAAGTTTTGATAATGCGGGAGACCCTACTGTTACGACAACAGTGCCGTCTGCGCTTGATGATGCGTTTAAGAGCATCACTTCGCTGAAAGCTGCCGACATTTCTCTTGGTTCGGTTCTTCTTTTGTCGGGTAATGATTCTGGTGTGTTTACGTGGACGGTTGGGAATTACACGGCTGAAGTTGCGGCGGACCCAACAAATCTAAAATATATCAAGTCGGATGATTACGATGCGTCTCTTGGTGTTTGGATTCGCGTCGAAGACCGGGTGATACGAATTTCGGATTATCCGAGTGGCGAGGCAGCGGCGCTTGCGGCTTATACGGCGGGGCGTCCACTGGCTGTTGAGGACGGAGAGACAGCTTTTCTTGTTTGTGATCCGAGCGCTGGCGACAGCATCAAGGCTATGGTCGGATGGATGCGCGGCTGCATCGTGTCAGGCGATGGTGAGTTTTATCTTGAAATCGCTGACGGGAACCAATCCCCCGCGGCGACGGAGTACGTTGATATCGACGGCGCTGGTGTGACTATCGACATACGCGGCGCGTCGTCACCTGATTTGTCGAGCATCATTACAGGAATATCCTCCACGCTTGATACAGGCACTATCTACGATGTGACGGCCACGGTCAGCCCAGCTTTAAACGCTCAGACAGTGGTTGGATCGGTCATTGGCGCGCAAAATGTTCAGGGCGACAATGATGCTGAATGCTTTAACGGGGCTCACGTTGTCACAGCTATTTCCGGGGACCGCCTTTCTGTCTCTTGGAAAATGCAATCTCCGAATGGTGCGCCGGTTGACCCGACTGCGATGGATAACACTGTCACAAACGGATTGACCGCGAACACGCTGATTTCATACTCGGCGTCTTTGCTTGTTACGGCGGGCGATATTGCTGGCAGCGATTGGGAAGGGAGCGCGAGAGAGGGGTTCTTTAACTGCCTGAACGGCGGGCGGCTGACTTTGCGTAACTTTGGCATAGGGTACGTTCTTGGCGTTGACGGGACAGGGACCGAACACGATTTGCTGTTTGCCAGGGGCGGCGGGTCTCGTATCTATGCGTATGACCAGATGGCGTTTTGCGGCGCGGGCGATAAGGTCTTACGTTCATTTGGAGAGGCTGAGATTTTCCTCAACAAATCATGTCTAGGTGGCGGTGTTGATGCGGACGAACTATTCCAGGGTACATCTGGCGGGAGCTCTCAATTTCAGCGCGTGAGCTTCGGCTCTGCTAGTGTGGCCGGGTTTACGGCTGGTGCGGGCCACGCAATATCGTTTTCGCTATCACAGGGCGGCGCACTGGCCGACGCATTCCGCATGACGAGCATGGACGCATGCATTCAATGCTATCCTGTCCGGCTGAAACATTGCTCGAAAGGCGTCGAGGTGGGCGCGGGCATGTTCTTTGCTCAATCCACTACTGAGATCAGCAATTGCAACATCGCTTTGGAGTTCACCACTGGCGGGGTCACCGGAGGGGGCAAGGTCTTTGGGGCTATAACATTAGCTGGCAATGCGACTGATGCGACCATGGCAGCTAACACTTGGCACAAGGGCGCGATTTGGCTGACTGGCACGCAAACGGTCAACCTTTTTGACGATATCACAGTGTCTGGTGAGCATACTGGTGACTACACCGTCAATGGCGATATTTTAACCGCCAATGGTGACGTCATAATCGCTTCGACTAACCCCACGCTTATTTTGCGGGACGGCGTAGGTGCCGCCACACAGGCTACAATCACAGCCAATTCTGGTGCGCTATATCTAAACACTTACTCCACGGCTCGCGATGTGTATCTTCAGGCGGGGGGCGCGACTAAGTTTACGTTTGACACAAGCGCCTATAACTTTTTCCCGACTGGCGACAACACCGGCGCGCTGGGCGGGGCGTCTAATCGTTGGGGCGAAATCTTTTGTGGAAACGCGACGATCAACACGTCTGATGAACGCCAAAAGGAACAAGAAGAGAAGCTCACTGACGCCGAGCGCAGGGTCGCTGTACGGATCAAGGCGTGTATCAGGAAATATAAGTTCAAGTCTTCTGTCGCTGAGAAGGGTGCGGCCGCGAGAACGCATGTCGGCATTATGGCTCAAGACGTTGCGGCCGCGTTTGTTGCAGAAGGCTTGAAGCCGGAAGAGTACAGCATGTTTTGTTATGACGAATGGGAGGACAGGTTCACTTCTGAAGGCGAGCATGTATCTGCGGCGGGCAGTGCATACGGCTTGCGATATGGCGAATTGCACTCATTCTTAATCGCGGCGCTTTGACGACACGGCAGGTAGCACTGTGCCACCTGGCGTAATAGTATTCTTTTAAAGGGGTAATGAATATGGGAGATACTAAATGGCTGGTTAAATCGCTCGAAGCCTGGGCGGTGTGATTCTGTGTCTGACCAACAGGATGAAGGTGACGGGCGATGACAGAGGAAAGCAACGCGATCCGGGTTAAGGCTTTAGAAGATAAAGTGGTGAGCTTGGAAAAATGGCAGAGCTCTGTGATTACGCGGGACGCGGTTGCAAAGGTTGACCGTCAGCATATGGACAAGCGCTTCGACGCCGTTGAAAAGCGCCTGGACGCATCAGACGCGAACGCCAAGAACTTTTTTAAGCTGATCGCGGGTGCGATTATCCTGGCGGTTGTTGCTTGGGTACTCAATGGGGGGTTAGCGGGGGGTGGTCCGGTATGATTAGCCAAAAAGAAATGCGCCAATCAACGCTGGCTACCTGGACTGCGCTGATGCTGGTGATATTTTTCAGCATTAGCGTTGGCCCATTCATCGAACGGTTCATCCCGCCGATCAATAATTTTGAGATCATCAGCGACCAGCAGTCTGATACTGGCACGGAAATATACGTGTCGTTCGAAAAGGTGTGGTGTAAGTTTCGGGGCATCCATTGGAACCATCCGACGACCGGCCAACGGGTGCTGATAGAGTTTCCGCCGCAGGATGCCGTTGCTCCACCAAACCGCCCACCTGGGGATCATATCGCAGGGCCGTGGAATTTAGTTGGCGTGTCCGAACTGCGCGGGTCACGGGCCTACGTACACCATTCGTGCCTGTTCTTATGGGACGTTTACACGCGGATTTATCCGCCGCAGGAGCGATGAAATGATGAAACACACCAAGCCTATCGACAGGATCATTCTGCATTGCACGGCCACGCCAGCGGGGCGGGAGGTGAGACATGATGACCTGCGGCGCTGGCATGTGGACGAGCGCGGCTGGTCACATATTGGCTATCATACGCTAGTGACGTTGGCGGGCGAGTGCATTCCATGCCGCCCGGAACAATATCAAGGCGCACACACGCGGGGCCAGAACAACGGCAGCATCGGCATCGCCTACGCTGGCGGTCTAAGCCCTCGCACGAACAAGGCGGTGGACACGCGCACGGACGCGCAGCGGGCGGGCATTGAGCGCGCTTTTGACGCGGCCACGCTACAATACGGCGCGTTGCATGAGGACGGCAGCAAGCGACTGCTGATCTTTGGGCATCGCGATTTTGCTAACAAAGCCTGCCCGTCATTCGATACACACGCCGAATACGGCGACGTTTGGGCGGTCTACCCTTGAAGGAGAATCACTATGAACATCGCACGCTATACTAAGGCCATCATCGCTGTTGTCGTCGGCCTCACGGCTACGGCAGCGCAGCATTTCCTCGGCCCGGACGCGGCTGAAACTGTCGTCAATATTGGCGAGAGCGTTGGTGGTGACGCCACCCTGATCTCCGCCATCAGTACGGCGGCGGCTGGGTTCTTGGTGTACTTCCTGCCTAA